AAATACATCGCCGTATGCGCCGGCATCCCGCCGTCGTCGGTCAACCAACTCGATCTGGCTGACCTCAATGCGCTGAGCTGGGCCGTTGCGAGTTTTTTCATGAGTGCGGCGTCGGCGCCATCACCGACCTGATCGCCGTCGCCTATGACCTGGCCTGGTTCTGGAAGGTTGACCCCGAACAGATGATGGCCAGGCCACTGGATGTGCTCCGCGAATCGCTGGAGCACGCGCAACGGATCAATGCGATGCAGCAGGTGCAGTGATGGCCAATACGAATTTGAGTCTGGTCCCGCAGAACTTTCCGGTCACGGTCAACATGCTCGCGGTGCTCAAGGGCGCCGAGAAAGTGGAAGCCGAGATGAAGGGGCTGCGTGGCAAGGTCGCAGCATTCAAGAAAAGCATGGAAGACAGCGGCCTCGAGCCGCTGGACGTCGCCGGGTTCATCGCCGAGGGTGGCTTGCTCAAGCCGTTTCAGGACGGCATCAAAAAAGCCATCGAAGCGCAGGATGCGCTGGCGAAAAAAGCCAGGGCGCTCAAGGGCCTCAAAGTGCCCAAGGTCGTGCAGGGGGAAACCTCGGCTAACTTGGCAAAATTCAACGAAGCGCTGGACAAGATCTCGCTGAACATTGGCAATGCGTTGTTGCCAGCGGTTAACGGCATCGTTACCGCGATCACGCCGGTGATCACGTCGATTGGCCAGTTTGTAGCGGATAACCCGTTTCTCGTCGAAGGGTTGGCAGCGGCAGCTGTTGCGTTCACGGTGGTCACCGTGGGGGCGATGGGACTGGTCGCTGTGCTGGGAATTCTGACTTCACCTATTGGCTTGATTGCCGCAGCGATCGCCGCAGCGGTGGCGATCATCGTGATCGGCGCACGCCTTATCACCAACAACTGGGGGGCGATCTCGGGCTTTTTCAGCCGGAACTGGCAATCGATCAGCGATGCGACCCGTCGTGGCATCGACGAAGTCAGCAAGGGTTGGGATGAGATGGTCACGGGCGCCAGGCAACGGTTCGACTCGATGAGTGTCACAGCCGCGCTGAAGTGGCAGGAGATGCGGGCCGACGCCATCGCCGGCGCAGGCCGTCTTGCGGCGGGAGCCTCAGAACGTCTACGTGGATTTGGCGAGTCAATCGAGCAAATCTGGGATTCCGCTGGCGCCGCCGTCGGAGCTTATTGGGACAGTGCAGCGGGCAGAACCGCTGCGGGATTGCAAAGCCTCAAAGCCCGGTTGTACACCTCGCCACTTGAAAAATTGACTGCGCTGTGGAACTCCGCCGATGAGGCCGTCAGCGGGTATTGGAGTCGTACCTATGCATCGACACTGTCTGGATGGGAGGCAGTCAAGGCGACGTTTGACGGCACGCTGACAGCGAAAGTGTCAGGCGCATGGGCATCCGCGCAGAATGCGGTATTCACGGCCATCGATGATATTAGCAACGAAGTCGCCTCCGGTTGGTCGAGCATCACATCGCTGGTCGACGGTACGCTGGCGTCAAACATGTCGACGGTCTGGAGCACTGCGCAGGCCACGGTTTCCGATGCTGTTGGCAGCATGCAAAGCATTGCGGCGAGCGGTTGGGAACAACTCAAATCGACGTTCTCCTGGTCTCCCACCGCGATGGTTGAAAGCGCCTGGCAACCCTTGGCGCCAGTTTTTTCTGCGCTGTGGGACGTTGTGCGGGCGGGTGCCCAGCCATTGAAAGACGAGTTTCAAAACTTGTTTGGCAAGGCTCCCTTGGAAGCGGTCATGGCGAAGTGGAACGGCGTGACCGAATACTTCTCCGGTTTGTGGGCAACGCTGAACACGGGCGCACAATCGGTGAAAGCGACCCTGGGCGATCTGTTCATTCAGTCGCCGCTGGAGTCGATCCAGCAGAAGTGGCAACCCGCTCTCGCTTGGCTTAGCGATATGTGGACAAGACTCCAAGGTATTTTCGGACAGGTCAAAGAACTGCTCGGTGGCAATTTCTCCGAGTTCTTCGCCACTATCACCGGCACCAGCGCTGCGGCACCTGCCGGGGCGCCAGGCATGAGCAGCGCGCTGCCACAAACCTCCAGCGCGCTTATCCAGCAAAGCGCCGCCAACAACCGCACTCAACTCGAAGGCGGCCTGACCGTGCGCTTCGAAAATGCACCGGCCGGCCTGCGCACCGAACAACCGCAAACCAATCAACCGGGCCTGGCCGTGTCTTCACGCATCGGCTATCGCTCACTGTCGATGGGAGGTTCCCAATGAACTGGCGTGACCGTTTGTTGCCGGCATCCTTTCGCGGTGTCGGTTTCTGGATCGACCAGGCGAAAACCCCGGTCGGGCGCAAAGGGCAGTTGCATGAATACCCGCAACGCGACCTGCCGTTTTTCGAGGACCTCGGCCAGCAGGCCAAGACCCACGATCTGACGGCGTTCATCATCGGCCCTGATTGCCTGGAGCAGCGCGACAAGCTGCTCAAAGCGCTGGAGCAGGGCCGTGGCGAACTGGTGCATCCGTGGCTCGGACGTCTGCAAGTCAAAGTCGGCGAATGCGACATGACCCACACGCGCCAGGACGGTGGGTTGGTGACATTCGCGTTGAAGTTCTATCCCGACCAACCCCTTCCGTTTCCGACAGCCACGGTCAGTACGCAGAAAGTGCTGCTGGCCAAGGCCGACGGTCTGCTGGGTTCGGCGGTGGCGCGTTTCGAACAGGCGATGACGTTGATCAAGGCAGCGCGGATCGGCATCACCAACCTGCGCAACAGCCTCACCGGGGTTTACGAGGTGATCAAAGAGCAACTGAAACCTTTGATCGAGCAGTACCGCCAGATCACTGAACTGGTCAAAGCCGTGAAGGAATTGCCCAAGGAAGTGGCGGCGGAATTCAAGGGTTTGCTCGGCGATATCAAGGAGCTGAAAGCGTTCGCCAAGGAAGGCTACCGTGGCGTGATTGCCGACGTGTCGCAGCAACTCGAAGCGATTCGCAAGGCTGATGCGCCGAAGATCACCACGGGCAAGGACACCAATGCCGCCGCGCAAGCCATGGCCGATCTGGTGCAGGACACGCTGCTGGTCAAAGTCGCGCAGTGGGTCGCGTCGATGCCGGTGGCGACCACGCCGGTAAAACTGGCGTCGACACCGTCGGTGGCCCAACAGTCGACGTCGCCGGTCAGCCGTCAGGAAGTCCCTGTCAGCGATGACATGCAAGCCCTGCGCGCTGCGGTAACTGCCGCCATTGATCCAATGCTGGCGAAAGCCGGACCTGCGCACTTCCAGGCCATCAACGATGTAAAGGAAGCGCTGGTGGCTCATCTCAAAGCGGTGGCGTCCTCCGGCGTGCGGCAAGTCAGCAAATCGTTTCAGGAGAGCTTTCCGGCAGTGGTCGTGGCCTACAAGCAGTTCGGCGACGCCACGCGAGTCGAAGAGGTGACTCAGCGCAACGCGATCACCCATCCGGGTTTCTCGCCCAACGATGTGAAAGTCTCGCGGGAGTGACGCCATGAACGAGATGGACAATCACGTCACATTGACGGTCAACGACATGGAATACGGCGGCTGGAAAAGCGTCGAAATCACCGCCGATCTGGAGCGTCAGTTCCGCACTTTCAAGCTCGACATTACCTGGCAGTGGCCCGGTCAGACCGTAGATCAAAGGATCAAACCCGGCGACCCCTGCGAAGTGAAAATCGGCAAGGACCTGGTGCTCACCGGTTACGTGTTCAAAGCACCGATCCGCTATGACGGGCGGCAGATCAGCCTGACCATCGAAGGCAGTTCCAAGACCCAGGATCTGGTCGATTGCGCCGCCCGCAACCTGCCCAGCCAATGGCAGCAACAACCCTTGCTGACTATCGTCCGCGATCTGGCGAGCGAATATGGGCTGTCAGTGGTCAACGAGATCAGCGAAACCACACGCCTGACCAAACACACTATCGTGCCGGGTGAAACGGCATTCCAGTCGATCGACCGATTGCTGTCGCTGCTGCGGGTGTTTTCCACCGACAACGAGCTGGGTCAGTTGGTGCTGGCCAAACCCGGTAGCGGTGGGCGCGCCAGCGATGCGCTGGAGCTGGGCAAGAACATTCTGTCGGCCAGTGCGCCGATGGATTTCAGCCAGGTGTTCTCCGAGTACCGGGTGATCGGCCAGCAGAAAGGCTCGGATGCAAAAAGCGGCGCGGCGGTCAGCGAAGTCGAGTCGACGGCGGCCGATCTGAGTTTCAAACGGCGGCGCACCACGGTGATCAACGAAGGCACGCAACTGACCTTTGAGTTGGCGCAGCAGCGTGCCCAATGGGAAAGCGCGACCCGCATGGGCCGCGCACAGACCACCACCTATCAGGTGCAGGGCTGGCGGCAGAGCAATGGCGATTTGTGGCGCCATAACACGCTGGTGAAGGTCAAGGATCCGGTGCTGGATTTCGATGGCGACATGCTGATTTCCAAGGTCACCTATTCGTTGTCGGCGCAGGGGTCGGTGACCACGCTGCAAGTGGCCCCGCCGCATACGTTTGATCCTGATCCGACACCCCCGAAGCAATCCCAGGCCTGACGCAGGATCCTGCTGGCGACAATGGCCCCTGTGGGAGCGGGCTTGCCCGCGATAGCGGTCGTGACAACAAATACATTTTTTCCCTGACACACCGCCATCGCGGGCAAGCCCGCTCCCACAGGGTTTGTGTCGACAAAGTCTAAGGAAACCCATGAGCCTACTGACACGCCTGCTGGCGCGCGGCACTGTCGTGCTCGCCAATTCGGCA